AAGATTTGATTTTCAGATTCCAAAGGATTTTAGTTATCACTCCCTTGCAAGTATTTTTGAAAATGACGGTAAAGGCATCGTATATCCTGTAAAGGGTTTGTATATCAATCATAAATCTAAATATGGTGACGCGCCTGTCATTGTGTCTGATTTTGGCATGGTTAATCTGCCAAAACATATGACAGACACTTGCAAACAGATGTTGCTTGATGATGAGTTTATCAGTGCTGTAAATGCAAATAAAGTCGGTTTTAGCATTTATGCCTATACGACTAAAAATAGCACCGATATTCGTTATAGTGTAACATGGATTGACTTGTAATGTTCTATATGGTGCATTGATAACAAGGGGGACAGGATTAAAACCCTGTCCCCTTATTTATGAAATGGGGGTTTATAATGGTATCTATTGGAAAAGAGATTGATACAATGGCGCATTATACAGGCGAACGATGTGCGCGATTCCGCAATGATGTTTTGAAAGTAACTCAAACCGATTTTTGTAAAAATACAGGCACAAATATTAAAAATATTTCAGCGTTTGAAAATGGTCGCGCTAATAATATTAGATATTTGTTTTATTATTACAATATGTGTAAAACACAAATTGAACAACAACAATTTACAAATTATGTATTTCGGGGGTATTAAATAATGGCAATTTATAGTGATTTAAATATCAATGTTGATAATAGCTCTATTTCTAATGCTGTAAATAGCGCGGTAAATGCTCTTGGTACAAGTGCCGTAAATATTGATACAAGTGGTGTAGAGAGCCAATATAACCAACTAAAGAAAGAGGTATCACGGCTTGCAAGTATGGCAAACAAAAGGCTTGCAAGGTTAGAACAACATGGTTTTGAAGATTCCCCCGCATATAAAAAATGGATTGAAAGCGGGGGAGAAAAATTTAGTGTAAAAGGTAAAGATTTTAACGCTTTACAAAAAGAGCTTGCAAGAGTAAGACAATTTACTAATAACATTTCAAGCACTGTAAAAGGTGCAAAAAGTCTATTAAATTCTATTGCCGCTAACACGGGCATGGCAGAAAAAAGCTATCAGTATGCGAAAGAATTTTTTCAAATTGCAAGAATGATAGAGCAATATATTAGAAATACAGAAAATACAGCGTCTGCTATTGGCTACCATAGAATTTGGGAAAGTATCAATCAATATGCTAAAGAACAAAATACAGATTTATCAGCTATAGAGGGCTATGAAGAACAAATAGCGGAAAATATAGCTAAAATGATGGGCTATGAAAGCATTATTGAAGCGGCACAAAATGCAAGTAATTCAGCCGTTGACGATGAGTTAGAGCTTTATGTTACTATTTAATAAGGTGTTACAATGTACGATATAAACGCATTTAATATAACAGATATTCAAGCTGATATAATACGGACAAATAAAAAAGTTGAATATGTTAATATAGAATGTGCGTTCGACATTGAAACAACGAATACTTTATATAATGGTGAAAAATTTGCATTTATGTATTGCTGGCAATTTGGAATACAAGATAAAGACCATATTTATTTGGGTAGAACGTGGCAAGAATTTATAGAAACTTGTAAGAAATTGCAAGTATATTTTGGATTGCATGAAAATAGGCGCTTAATTTGTTATGTTCACAATTTGGGTTTTGAATTTCAATTTATGCGCAAATACTTTAATTGGTTGAATGTGTTTGCAACTGATGAAAGAAAGCCAATAAAAGCATTATGTGAATATGGCATTGAATTTAGAGATAGTTATATTTTAAGCGGTTATTCATTAGCAAAAACAGCCGAAAATTTAACAAGTCATAAAATACAAAAATTGGTAGGTGATTTAGATTATACAATAATTAGAAATAGTAAAACACCTTTAACAGAGGAAGAAAAGGCATATTGTAATAATGACGTTGAAATATTGCTTTATTATATCAATGAGCAAATAGCACTATATAAGGATATTACAAAAATACCATTGACAAATACGGGCAGAGTTAGGAAGTTTGTCCGCAATAAGTGTTATCACACAAATACAAACCATAAAAAAGATAATAAAGGGCACTATTTAAGGTATAGGCAGACTATGAACGATTTACAAATAACAAGCGTAAAAGAATACGAACAGCTAAAAAGAGCTTTTGCGGGTGGTTTTACACATGCAAATGCAAATTATAGCGGCAAAGTGTTAGAAAATGTAGCGTCTATTGATTTTACGTCAAGCTATCCCGCTGTTATGTTATCTGAAATGTATCCAATGAGCACAGGACAAACTACAACACTAACTAAAGAGAAAGATTTTAACTTTTATTTGTCGCATTATTGCTTGCTTTTTGACGCTATATTTTATAATATTGAAAGCTCTGTTGCATTTGAAAATTATATTAGTGAAAGTAAATGTACACGCTTAATAAATCCAATAGTTAATAATGGGCGCGTATATTGTGCCGATGAGTTACACATAACATTAACGGATATTGATTTTAAAATTATAAAGCAATCCTATAAATGGAAACAATGCAAAGTAGGTAATATTATTAGATATGCAAAAGGTTATTTACCTATTCCCGTGTTAAAGTCAATTATTGAATTATATGGGAAGAAAACAACTTTAAAGGGAGTAGCAGGAAAAGAAACAGAATATTTGCTTTCTAAAGGTATGTTAAATTCTGTATATGGAATGTGTGTTACTGATATTGTCCGCGATAATTCAATTTATAGCAATGACGAATGGACAAAAGAAAAGACAAATGCCGTTGAAGATTTAGACAAATACAATAAATCAAAATCGCGCTTTCTTTTCTATCCGTGGGGGGTATGGGTAACAGCATACGCAAGAGCTAATTTGTGGACAGGAATATTAAATATTAAAGACGATTATGTTTATAGCGATACCGATAGTATAAAATTTTTAAATTATGAGAAACACAAAGATTTTATTGAATGGTATAATAAACGCATTACAAATAAATTAAATGTAATGTGTAAACAAACCAAAATAAATCCCGATTTATTAGCGCCAAAAACTATTAAGGGAATTAGCAAGCCGTTAGGCGTATGGGATTTTGAAGGTATATACACACGTTTTAAAACATTAGGCGCTAAGCGGTATTTAGTTGAGCAAGACGGTAAATTACATTTAACCGTTGCTGGATTAAGTAAACAAAATGGTTTACAATATATGCTTAAACAGTGTAAAAATGATAATACAAAAGTATTTAAAATGTTTAATGATGAGCTATTTATTGACGGGGAACATACTGGAAAAATGACGCATACTTATATAGATATTGAGCAAGAAGCCTTAATAACTGATTATTTAGGCAATACAGAACATGTTATTTCTAATAGTTGTGTTTATCTTGAAAATTGTGAATTTACGCTTTCTATTTCAAAACAGTATGCCAATTTTTTAAAACAGTTAATGCAAGGTTATATATTTAAGGGGGTTAAAGACGTATGACCAAAACAAATAAACCGATTTATTACAGTCTTAATAAATTGCTTGCAAAACAGGCCGTTTATAACATGATAATCGGCAAGCGTTCAAATGGTAAAACATATGCTATATTAAAATATGGTCTTGAACAATTTGCTAAAAATCATAGCCAATTAGCAATTATAAGACGGTGGCAAGAGGATATAACAGGAAACAGAGCGCAACAATATTTCAAAAATTTAGTTGAAAATGGGGAAGTTACCAGAATAACAAAAGGTGAATACACGGGCATATTTTATTATGCAAGAAAGTTTTATCTTTGCAATTTTGATGAAAAAGGCAAACCAATATACGACGCTGAAAAAGATTTATTTGCGTATGCCTTTGCATTAACTGAAATGGAACATGATAAGGGGAGCGGATTTCCTTTAGTAGAAACTATTTTATTTGATGAATTTATTTCTAAAGGTTTGTATTTGCAAGATGAATTTGTGCTATTTATGAACACCATTTCAACCATTATCCGCTTGCGCGAAAACGTCAAAATATTTATGGCGGGAAATACTGTTAATAAATTTTGCCCTTATTTTAAGGAAATGGGCTTGAAACACGTTGACAGCATGAAACAAGGCAGTATAGACTTATACACATATGG